GGATTATAGTAATCTTGTTTGCAATGATGATAATTAATTTAATTAAAAGTCAGAAAATGCAGAATGAAGATTTAGATTCAATTAGACAATCAATTGTCAAAGCTGAGACTAAAGTGGCTAATGTAGAAAGTATTGTTTTAAAGATGTTAGACAGATGGAATAAATCAGACGATACATCTGCAAGACATAGAGAAGATATTGTAAAAGAATTAAATGACGTAACTGATGATTTGTCATATTTAAAAGGTAGGATTAACGGAAAATGAATAAAGTTGATATAGAGAGATGGCGATTGAATGTTGATAGTAGACTTGAAGAATTAACCATTATGAATGCAAAGCAGAGTAGTCAGGTTACTCATATTAAAGAAACTACTGACGAAATTAAAACCTTAGTAAAAGAACAAAATGGTAGAGTTCGTGCTTTAGAATCATCTGTATCTAGGATACAAGGTGTAGGCTCTATGTTTGTTGTTGTATTTGGTTCTTTAATAAGTTGGTTATTTAAAGGAGAATAGAAAATGGAATGGGTTCAAGGTAATTGGGAATATGTAGTTATCGGTCTTTTAGCTATTGATAAAGTAGTAGCTCTTAGTCCATCTAAATGGGATGATCTTGTTTGGACAGCGATTAAAAAATCTATATATAAACTAGCAGGGAAGAAATAGAATGTTAAAAATGTTAATAAAGAAATTAGTTAAGAAGATTGGTATGGTACAGCTTCTTATGATGGTTGGTGATACAGCAGTAAAAGCAACTAAGTCTAAAAAAGATGATAAAGTTTGGGCTGAGGTTAAGGTGTTATTGGAGACTTTTTCATAATGCCAAGGTTTAGCACAAAGAGTAAATCTAAGTTACATACTTGCGATGAAAGATTAATTGATTTGTTTAACGAAGTAGTTAAGCATTTTGATTGCACAGTAATAGAAGGTCATCGAGGGAAGGAGAGACAGAATGCAGCGTATAACAAAGGCAATAGTAAACTTAAGTTTCCTAACGGTAAACACAATAAAAGCCCTAGCATTGCTGTTGATGTGGCTCCCTATCCTATTGATTGGAATGACCGCGATAGGTTCCATTATTTTAGTGGATATGTTTTGGGTATTGCTTCGCAAATGGGTTTGAATATTCGCTGGGGTGGAGATTGGGATCAGGATACGCAAACCAAAGATAATAAGTTTGATGATTTAGTACACTTTGAGATAAAGGAATAATGCCTAAACAGTTTAAAACATATACACGTTTTGAAGGTGGTTTAAATACCAAGACCAATGCTCGCTCTATTCAAGAAAACGAATTAGCTCAAGCTAACAATGTCATTGTAGATGAGTTTGGAGCTATAAAATCTTGTGGTAAAGCAGTTAATAATGACACTAATTATACAGACCCTAGCGTAACTGCTATGCAACCTGGATATGGTTTATTTCAAGCTTCTTTTGATTTTAACCGTAGCGCATCAAATACTAACACCGTAAGAACATTTTTAGCAAATGCAGATGATGGAACTAATGCAGTCGTTCATGTTTTAGATGGTACAACTTGGGATACTAGCGATATAAGTTTGGGTGCTGTTACTGGTTCTGAGCAAGCAAAAGTTATTTATCATATTGCTGATGGCTCGGTAACATCTTGTGATACTAATATTATTAATGTATCTACTGCTTTAAAAGATTATAAGTATAAAAAAGCAATGGCGAGATGGAAAGGTTCTGATGGAGCTTCTCTCTTAAGCACACAGAATGTTGGTTGGGCAGATTATGATACAAAGTTAAGTAAGCCAACTAGTGGTATTTGTGGAGATCAAGTGGTAGGTGTAAGTGCAGGTGCTGGCAACAATACTACTACGCTTATTGCTGTAGACTCAGATGCTTTTGCAAATTTTGAAACTGAGTTAGACAAAGGAACATATTATGCAATAAGAACAACAGCTTCTGCTGAAGTAATTTCTGACCGTACTAATGATACAACATTGAATATGCCAGGTGGAGGTACAACTTGGGCAAATAGTGAGGCTTATTCTATATATCCACCTCAAGGAACTGGTTTTAATCTTGACTTTACTGTTGCATCTGGAGGTTCTTGGGCTGCTGGAACTTATGAATTTGGAACAACGTTTCTTTATGATGGCAATCAAGAATCTTTAATAAGAAAACTTTCTGGAAGTATAGCTGTTAGTGCGGATAATAAAGTAACTTGTATAGTTTTGGCTAATGAAAATCCATCTTCTGTGGGATATTCTTTGGATATAACTGGTGGTAGAATTTATTATAGACTATCAGGAAGTGATGATACTTGGGTTTTATTTGGTGATATAAGTTTTGTTGATGGAGCAAGGTCTAGTCTGGAAGCAGATTTCACTCATTGGACTAAAGCAGTTAGTTCTACTGGATATTTACATAGTACTTTTATTAGCTATTCTCAAAATATAGATAGCTATGAATCATTGAATGGTTTTAGTCCTTCATCTCAATTTATATCTATAGGTGAAAATGGAGAAAAGTATCAGACAAGCGTAGTAACAAATAGAAGAGTTTTTATAGCAAATGTGCAGTATACAACAGATGGTGGTAATTTGCAAAATTTTGGAGACCAGATACGTTATACTCAGATTAATAAGTTTAATACTTTTCCAGAGTTAAACTTTATAGATATTGGTGTTAACGATGGAGAGTCTTTTGTTAAGCTAGAGGCTTTTGCAGACAGGTTATTAGCATTTAAAGAACGTAAGCTATATATTATTAATATAGGTGGTGGTTCTGATACTCAATGGTTTTTAGAATCTGAGCATAAAAATATGGGAGTTGAGTTTCACGCAGCTACTGTAAAAACAGACTTTGGTATAGCTTGGGCTAATAAAAACGGTTTATTCTTTTATGATGGTAGTCAAATTAGGAATTTACAAACTAAAATTTTAGAGTCAGAGTGGTCTAGTTTTGTTGACCATTTGACAATGATTTCTTACGAGCCTACTCATAAACATTTAGTTCTTATAAGAGATGCTGATGATGAATCTGCGGATAACGGTGATGCTTATGTATATAGTTTTATTACAAACTCGTTTACATTTGTAGAAGATTTAGTTGCTGATAGTAATAAAACAAATCCTATAACAGATGCTTACAATAAATTAACAATGGGGACAGGTACAGCTGAAATAATATCTTACGACGGAGAACCAGATTCTGGAACTACTTTTGATTTGATATTAAAAGATGATGATTTTGGTATGCCTAATACTGTTAAAAAGATTTATGGTGTAACAGTAGAATATGCGAGTAATGCCTCAAACAGTAATGGATTGAAGTATTATTATACAGACGATAGTGGAACAAAACAAGCTGTAGCAAACGGAGGAACTTTAGCTAGCACCAGTAATGACCTTGATGTTAATAAAGTTACTTTTGGTACACCTCTATTAGCGTCCTCATTTCAAGTGCGTTTAGATATGGACGGAGATAGTATACAAAAAATAAACAATGTAGGCGTAGAATACAGACCTATATATAAAAGAGTTACATAGTGTCAATTGATAGAGAAAAAAGATTTTTATACAACTCAAAAGGTGTAGATGCAAAACTACAAATAGGATATCCATCTAAGGCTTCTGGAAACGATGGAGAAGAAAGAGTTGTTAAGACACCAGATGGCAAGCTTAGGCTTTATAGAAAAGAGCTTGGTGCTTGGTATTATTTAGAATTTACAAGGAGTTAATATGACTTTAGCAGAAATAATGGCAGGATTAGGAGCTAGTCAAGCAGTCGGTGGAGCGAGAACTGGTGCTTTACTTACTCAAACTGCTGAAGGTGAGCGTAGACAATTACTTGATGCTCAAAGAAGATTAGAAGAACAGCAAAGAGAACGAGAAAGAAAAGCTAAAAGACGTGAAAAAAGACGCGGTATTGGTAGATTGATTGGAAGCGCAGCTGGAGCTTTGTTAGCATTGCCAACTGGAGGATTGAGTCTTGCAGCTGGAGCTGCTTTAGGAAGTGCTGCTGGTCAAGCTGGGGCTGCTTTAACACAAAGAGGTGGATATAAATTAGGAGACGTTAGCTCTGGACTAGGCGAAGGTATGTTTTTTAAAGGTGGTAGAGCAGATATATCTAGCGCAGAAAGAGATACAAATAGATATCTTGATGAAGCTAATCAAGGATTCCTTACCAATATAGCTGCTAGCGCTGCTTCTGATTTTCTTACTTTTTCAAGTTTAGGTAAATTAGGTGGAGCTGAAAAATATGGTGCTATAGCAGCTGAAAAAGGTAGAGGAGCAGCTTTAGGAGAATTATTTAAAGAAAATATATTTGACCCAATTAAGAGTGGATTGCTTGATAGGTCAGCTGAAACAGCAATCTCATCTACTGTAGGTTCTAGTGGTTCTCTCGCTGGAGGAACATTGGGTGGAGCGACTGAGTCTGCATTAGAAAGATTTAGATTTGACAAAGGTTTTTATGGAGGAGGATTTGATGCTATGAACCTCGGAAACTTTGGAACTGATTATTCTAAAAGAAGTCTTTATAATCCATTACTTAGCAGAATGGGAGGTTAGTAAATGTCATTTGAAGAATTATTAAAACAGGCTGGGTTACAAG